ACGACGCTCTTCCGATCTCGACCAGACCATTGACCAGCAGGCGGAAATCGATTCTTACCTGGAAGAAACCAAAATAGAAAACATCATCCGCCGAGCAAGCATCGACCCAGACATAGCAACGCGTCTCAACCCGGACATCGGCGGCGGAATCCAAGACTTTGTCGAGGCACCACATACACTGGCGGAACTCCAAAACATCATGCTAAGAGCAGAACAGATTTGGGATGAGGTGCCGAAAGACATCAAGCTAAAGTTTGACAACGATGTCGATAAATTTATTGCATCGTATGGAACGGTCGAATGGGCTAAAAACCTAGGCATATACGAAAAAAAACAGGAAAAAAGCGAAACGGCCGAGCAGGCAGAAGCAAAGGAGGCCAAAGAGTAAAAAATGAACAGAAACAAAGATGCGGGATTTAACCAAGTTCCAAGGCTGGACATCACAAGAAGCCGCTTTAAAAGGCGTCAAGACGTCAAATTGACGATGAACGCAGGACAGCTTATCCCGTTTTACGTTGATGAAGTGCTACCGGGCGACACCTTTAGCGTCGACCAAGCAGCAATCATCCGGATGACAACTCCTATCTTCCCCGTCATGGATAACTGTTACATGGACATCTATTACTTTTTCACGCCGAACCGAATCCTGTGGAAAAACTGGAAACGGTTTATGGGCGAGAATGATAGCGGGCCATGGGCACAAACGCAAGAATACACAATCCCACAAATCAAAGTCCAAGCAAGCGCCAACAACAAGGCTTTGCCTCTGGAGGGAAGCCTTATGGATTACATGGGAATCCCGACAAAAGTATGCAAGGACAAAAATACAGAATTTGAAGTAAACGCACTGCCATTTAGAGCTTACGCAATGATATGGCAAGAGTGGTTTAGGGACCAAAACGTAGATAATCCAGCTATAAACAGCAACGATGACGCAACAGTAGTCTACGCAGACGCCAACGATACAAAAAATATCGAAAAATGCCTTCAAGAAGCATATCTAGGCGGCAGACCGCTGCCCGTCAATAAATTCCATGACTACTTCACATCAGCCTTGCCGTCGCCTCAGAAGTCCGCAGAGGCTGTTACAATTCCGCTGACCGGGAACGCGAGGGTCTTACCGTATAACGAATCAACTTTAAAAACAGTCAATGAAGATACATATGTCAATTGGGTAGGAACGACTGGCGGCGTAAAACCCGGAAGTACAATCACACCGTACGGAACAAAAATCTATCAGGCATCAGGGGATAAAACGGCATACCTTGGCGTAGATATGAGCGCCATAGAAGGGACAACCATTAACCAGCTGAGACAGGCTTTTCAGGTCCAGAAATACTACGAAGAGCTAGCACGAGGCGGGAGTCGTTACCGCGAGATGATTTACTCGCTGTTTCATACCAAAATCAGCGATAAAACTGTGCAAATCCCGGAGTATCTGGGCGGTACGCGAATCACCATCAACATGAGTCAGGTTATCCAGACCAGCGGCACGACAACAGAAAGTCCGCAGGGCAACACAGCAGCAGTAAGTGTCACGCCGTACAACGGTAGCATGTTTACAAAAAGCTTCGAAGAACACGGCTATGTTATCGGAGTATGCTGCATCCGGCATGACCATACTTACCAGCAGGGGCTCGAACGGATGTGGAGTCGCAAGACCAATCTCGACTTTTACTATCCAGTGTTTGCGAATCTTGGCGAACAAGCAATCCTCAAGAAAGAAATCTATCTGAGTGGCACAGAAACCGATGAGCAGGCATTCGGGTATCAAGAAGCATGGGCAGAATACCGCATGAAACCAAACCGAATCAGCGGCAAATTCCGGAGCAACGCAGAAGGAACGCTGGACAGTTGGCACTACGGTGACAACTACAAAGAAACGCCGAGCTTGAGTCAAGCATGGATGAAGGAAGGAGACTCCGAAATTCAGAGGACTCTCGCAGTGGATAACGAACCTCAATTTATCATGGACACTATTATCGACAACATCAGCGTCAGACCGATGCCTATGTACAGCATTCCGGGGCTGGTAGACCATCACTAAAAGAGGGGGGGGAAAAGCCCGGGGCAAAACCCCGGGCATATTTTTATGGGACTTTTAGCAACATTCGGGATGGGACTCCTCAAAGCAGCAGTGCCAAGCCTAGTGGGAGCAGCAGCAAATAAACTATTTGGAACAAGTTCAAGTTACGGACAGCAAGGACAAGCAAATAGTCAAAGCAGCGGTTCAAGCTGGTCACAAGGCTCAAGCGACAGCGCAAGTTTCAGCAACAGTGGCACAAACGACGAAATAAACAAAAACATTGCAGCACTGGCCAACCAGTTAAGTCAAAGCAGTATGGCCGGACAACAAAAATACAATCGTAACTCCATGCTCATGCAAATGGGATACAACACCTTAGGAGCAATCCAGCAAGGAGTGTACAATCACATCCAGCAGCAAACAGCCATGAGATTCAACTCAGCGGAGGCAGCAGCAAACAGAGCATGGCAAGAACAAATGAGTAACACAGCATATCAAAGAGCCGTCGAAGATATGCGAAAAGCAGGTATCAATCCTATCTTAGCATACACGCAAGGCGGCGCAAGCACACCAAGCGGAGCGCAAGGAACAATAGGTAGCGCAAGTATGGGCATGGCATCCAGCAGCGCACTGGGAGCAACAGCATTACCGGGCATCAAACAAGACGGTAGTTGGAGCAGTCATAGCGAAGCATGGAGTCACGCAGAAAACGCAGCACAGAGCATCCAACAAGCTATTATGTCGAGCAGCTCAAGTCCGGTAAGACTCAAAGGAGACATGGAAGCCATAGCCGAAACAGCAGTAGAAAACGCGGCCAAACTCAAAGAAAAATTTGCAGCCTTACCCGTAGCAGACAAAGCAAAAAGAGAGCTAGGAGACCAGCTTGAAAGCGTAAGAAGATACTTGCCCACAGGATACATGAGTATAAATCCAAGAGGTAAATAAATGGGATGCAATAAACCGTTAATCCGGTTTTATGTGCCTCATGACAGAGAGGCGAGCGGGCGAGTGTACTCACTCGCCTCTTTTAATAAGGTGCATAAGACAAACCTTAAGTATGAAGACCTAATGTACAAAAAAGATGTAATGTTGATACCATGCGGACAATGCACCGGGTGCAGACTACGAAAGCGAAAAGACTGGTCAACGCGAATGGAACTAGAAGCATACGGACACGACAAAGAAAGTATCTGGTTTATCACACTAACATACGACGATGACCACGTACCAACACAGGACACAAAAACGGGAGAAATCTATAAAGGCGGCATAAACGTCTGGAAAGGCACCTCAGAACGTCCAAGAACGACGCAAACACTGAGTGTAGAGGATACCCAACTATTCATAAAAAGGCTCAGAAAGGCCATCAAAGAGCCTCTGAGATACTTTTTAGCGGGAGAATACGGAGACAACACAGCGAGACCGCACTATCACATGATACTATATGAATGGCATCCAAACGACTTAAAACCAATTCACAAATTATCAAGATACGGTCATTATACAAGCGATAAGCTGGCAAAAATCTGGGGTCAAGGTGCTGTGGACATAGCACAAGCAACACAAGAGACATATAATTATGTTGCAGGGTATGTGACAAAAAAACTGTACGGCAACGACAAAGAGCGTTACCAAAAATTAGGTTTAATACCACCATTTTGCACAATGAGCCGAAAACCGGGACTCGGAGATAAATGGGTTAAAGACAACCAAGAACAGCTCTGGCAGCAAGGATACATACAGCTTACCAACGGCAAGAGAGCAGCCATACCGGAATACTATTGGCGAAAGCTGGAAGCTGAAAACCCTGAAAAAGCATGGAGAATCAAGAAGTATCGGCAGGAAAAAGCTATAGCGTCCTTAATCGAAAGAAACGCGGAAACCGATAAACCATACGCAGAGCAGTTAAAAGACAAAGAAATATCCATGTCGAAGAAAATGAGCAAGGCCAAAGGCGTATTTTGACACTTTGGTGTCACTCAGCCAAGTAACTATCAAGTAAGCTACTTGGCTGAGTGTTTTATTGATTTGTTAAATGCACGCGCACGCGCACGTAATCGCGCACGCGCACGTGCATTATATTATTATTTTTATTATTAATTTGTTGTAGACGTAGTAGTAGGGAGTGTTAAAATGTTGAATACTATGAATTTTTATCCTTGGAACGATATTTTTTGGCTAATTTTAATGTTGATACTTTTGTGGATAACTTGTTGAAATGTTGAAAATGTAGCAATATGCACAAAAACCTTTGTGCAACATTTTGTGGAAAACCTGTTGAAAGTGTTGAAAATGCAATTAGAGGCAGTTCGACAGCCGGCCGAAAAGCTACGTCATGCTTTTCATACGGCGCACCGCGCCTAACGCATGACCCTTTAAAAAAAGTTCCGAAATGCTCTTGACAAAATAGAATAAGTGTGGTATAATCCAATTAAAGAAAGGGGACAAAAGAGATGAAAAACATATTTAAAGAGCTTGACACCGAAACCTTGAAATGGATGAACTACAAATGGGCAAGCTGTAGTGGAGACTGCGAAAAATGCCCGTGTCACAATATAAGCTACCACTGTGGCTACATCCACGACGAGGTGAAAAAAGAACTGAGCCGAAGAAGAGAATAATTTCAAAGAGGGCTTGACAAGCCCTCTTTTTTTTGATATAAAGAAAATAGTTAAACGGCACAGCGCCATTTATACAAAATAAATTATTAGGAGGTGTTTGCTCTGTCCATCAAAGAAATCAACGCGCTGTTTAACAATATCCGAAAAATCTTAGCCATGCTGGACAAGATTTACCACGCAGTAGAGGGCAACAAACCCGAGGAGTAACAAAAAGTGGCCTATGAAACAATGGAACGTAAGAGACCAGACCGACACGAACCTTATGCAGGAATTAACCAAGACTTACAAGGAAATAGACGGCGCGTACAAACTGCTACGACAGGCCGCAAAGTACGACGACGCAAAATTTTACCTTGACATGGTATTTCGTAAAAAAGCAAAAGCAACGGAAATCGAGGTGGAAATCCTCAGAAGGGAAATCAACCATGGGAAAGAGGAGTAAAGTCCGCAAATCCAAAGATGCAAAAATCTACAACAAGACCGCAAAAAAAACCAAAGCCATCAATCTGGGAAGCGGCGCAATGCGAGGAGGGATCAGACTGTGAACACAAATGTATATGGAATCTACGACAACTGTGTGATGGGCTATATCACCATCTTTACCGAAAGAGACGACAAAGTCGCCGAGCGCAATTTTAAAATTGCGCTGACCGACGAACACAACATCATGAGCAAGACGCCGAGCGACTACCGACTCGTGAGGCTCGCAAAATTCGACGAACAAACCGGCAACTTCGAAGAAGCAAAGGAGAACATTTACGATGGCATTTCGCTCAGTAAGTAACTTCCGCGAAACCGCAACAGCAAACCCAACCGAAGCCGGGGAAAGTGTGAGACGCACATACCTTTGGGAACGCAACGAAAAAGGCGAAAAAGTACTAAGGCTCGACCAGACCATTGACCAGCAGGCGG